GTCCTTACGGTTGTGTAGCAAGTTCAGCTTAATATCCTGGGAGTTCAAGAAGGCCATCTGTGCGGCTTCCGGCTTGATAATCTCGCGGAACTGCATCCCGAAATCGTCGAGCACCTGACTCTCAGCATTGAACACGATGGCGGTGCCTGTGATGACTCGGCTCTCTCCCTCGTGCCCCTCCACCTCGCGCACCTGTACGTCAAGGTCGAAGGTTCTGATTTCGTTTTTGTTTTCCATATTCATTTGGTTTTAATTATCGCTTATTTTACCGTCTCGGGTTTACTCGGTTTTTTTGCCGTGGGTGTTGACCACAATGCCTCGTGCTTCTTTAGCCACTCCGACTGATGTTGCAAGTCGTTCTTATGCCAGCTGCCGCCGCCGTAATGCTCGATAAACAGGCGAATATCTACGTGCAAGCCCTTCAGCCGTGGACGCTTCATCAGGATGTCGTCAAGCATGGTGGCTCCCGTATCGAACCAGTTGCCTCGGTCGTCGTAGTCGGGCAGCAGCCCCCAGCAGCGTTCTGGGTCGTAGTAACGTGCGCCCTCGCTGACGAGCTTCGGCACGTTCATATAGCACAGCATGGGCAGTATGCGCGGCACGTCAAATCGGTTGCCATATTGGTGCAACTGGCGGTATCCTACGAATGAGTATTCAGGTTTCCAAAGCTCGCGGATGTCGCGCTTCACCAAAGTGTCACTCTCAACAAGAATAAAGCCTTCGGGCAACAGTTCCCACAGCTTCTGCACGGTGTAGATGTGGCGTGCGCTGCCCCATCGGTAGTTGCCGCTGACGCCAATCTCCGTGTTCTTGCCTGGTATGCTGTCAAGCCACTGCTCAAAGTTGATGATCTGCCCCTTGGTGTTGTCGATGACCTTCACGCCCTTCATCTTGGTTTTGAACGGACGGGCGGGAGCTGTGTCGCCATCGGTCAGCAGGGTTTCTTCGCTGTTGTCAAACACCACCACAGGCCAGTCGCATCCATGCTTGCGAATGCTCAGGATGCACGCCTCAGTGAGTTCGGGGGTGTTGAAATGAATAATGGCAATGGTCTGCTTCTGCTTCATAGGTCGAAGTATTTACGAATGTTGAATTTTCCGTCCTTGTCCTTCAGCTTGTCAATGGCGAGCTTATACACCAGCCTCAGTATCTCGTCGGCCTTGGCCGGACGAATGTCGCTGCCTAACTCATTTTTCAGCGTCTCGCCGCTGTCGCTGAGTATCATACACATGGTGGTGGCCAGGGCATAGTTGTTGAAGTACGGAGTTTCTTCGGAGGCGTAGCCTGCACTTCTCAGCATGTCAAGGACGTGATGTAATGACCACTGCGGTTGTGGCTCCATCTTGCTGACAATCTCGTCGGCTTCGCGTGCGCTCAGATAGTTACGACACTCCTGGTCTTGTTTGCCGTCGAGTATAGCTATTGCAGCGTTGGCTATCTCCGGCTCGTAATTGATGAGCCACTTCATGACGCGCTTCACCATTTCTCCGAGCTGTTCCATCTCGCCGGTGATTCCGCCTCGAATGATGCCCTCGTAGCGGCTGAGGAATTGCTGGTAACGTTCTTCTTTATTCATGATTTATCGTCTTAAATATTCGGGGCCATAGATGTCGTAAACTATTGCCGTCACTTCGCCATGCATGTTGCGCTTGAACTTAGGCACAGCCTGTACTCTCACTCTCTTTGTAGCTCTCGCCAATGATTTCTTGCTCATAGTTCCTTTTTTTTTAATTGTTGTATTATTCCTTGTGGAGTTGTTCGTTGGTCTGTTGCGCTATAATCTGTATGATGTTCTCCCGGCGGTCATCGTTGAACTGGAGTATCTGATAGGTCTTGCCCTCGGCGGTCAGTCGGCAGTCCTTGTCTATGAGGTCAGTCCAGCGGGTGCGGATCATCACCACGTCGTAACTCTCCAAGGCACCCTCCATCATGGCACGCTGCCCCTTGTTCCACTTCACGCTACCCCACACACAGCCTACTTGCTTATAGTTCACGCCGCCGCTGCCGCGCCCGGCCTTGCCGCCCGTGTTCTCGCGGTCAACAGCCCAGATGCTGATTCGCTTGTCAAGCATTCCTGTCGAGTAGCCCATTACTGTTCTTCGCCCTCCTCGGCGGTGGGTTCTTCGGTTGTTCCGACGGGAGAACCGTCGGACACAGTTGCGGCGGGTGGCTCTGGCTGTGTTGCGCCCTCGCTTTTGGCAATGAGGGCTTTCAGGGTCATCAAGTTTGCACTTGCCATCGGCTCGTCGCCATTCTCCACGGCTGGCTGGTCGTACTGCTGGCGAATCTCGTTGATGGTCATGGCTCCCGTCTCCAAGCGACTCTTGTCGAGGTTGGCCTGCTGCATCGGGTCAAGGCGACGCAGAGCCAACTCGCAGATGTGGATTCGCGCCTTTCCGAAGTCATTCACGTTGAGCAGCTTGCTGTTCATCTCGTCTTCATGCTCGCGGATGCGCGGCTGGATGGTGCGCAGCATGAACTCCTGAGTGGCCAGTTCGGGCATCTTGTACGAGCCACCGTCGCCTTCCATCATCATGGCCAGGGGGATGCCAAGCAGACGGGCAAGGCTCTTCACCTCAAAGCCACGGCTTTCGAGCAACTGCAACTGTTGTGCTGTCTGGCTGAGCATCTTTGCGTCGGCCACATTGTCAAGCAGCAGCACATCGTTGGCTGTCCAGTCCTCGCGGAAGCGACGGGTAATGTCCTTTAACGAATTGGCATTGGCGCGGCCGCGTGTGCCGGTGGGAACCGACTCCTTTTCCTGAAGCAGCACTTTATACTTACCTCCTTTTGCCAAGTCCTGAAGTGCCTGGTCGTCGCCCGTGGCCGACAGCTGGAGCGACTTCATGGCGAAGTCGAGCGTGGGTATGCCGTAGAGCAGGTCGGGCGTGAGGAATACATTGCGGAAGTGGAGCACGTCGCCCATCGGCACGCTGTCAAGCGTCCGCACATAGCCAGGGGCTGACGTGTACTGAAGCCAATAGGTGTTCTGGCCAATGTTCATGTGGCCGTCGGTGCACAGCCACAACGCCCGCTCTGTGCCGTCGTCGTTGCGCTCCACATAGACGTAGGCATTGCCAAAGTATATCTTGCAAAACTCTATCTGCTCCTGCATCTGCGAGGCGGTCATGTAGGGGTTTGGCCGCACCTGAAGCATATAGTTCAGGCGGCGGGAGTCGCCCCAGCGTGCCTCGACGTAGTTGCCGCCCTCCTTGTCCTTGTACTGATACTGCGTGACCATCTGCCCCATCGTCTGCATGATGAGCGACACGCCGCGATACCACGCGGGCACCATGAGCGACTTCATTCCGCGCGGCGTGATGATATTCCCCTGCCAGTTTGCACTGCGCTGGTCGACGGGAGCGTTGTCCTCCTTTGTCAGCGTGGTGACGGGTGCCGGGTTTTCCCGCTTCTTGAAAAATGAAAAGTTGCTTCCAAATAATTCCATAGTTCTTCTTTTCCTTTCGGGGGTTTTACGTGCTGGGGGTTACTGCCCCGATTGTCAGCGGGCCAGTACCGAGGAAGCTAAAACTTCCCTGCGACAGGTTCGGGATCGTTCCCGTACCCTTCCAACTCTTAACAATCGCGCTCCCCGTGAGAAAATTCTCGCTGTCACCGCGAACCCAAAATTTGACGCTAACTGTTTGCCCAACGAATCCGGGAGCACCAATCAGATCGGAATTTCTTGGACTATTGTCATCATCATAGAGTGTGATGAAATGACTGCACGTTAATGACCAGCCTTTCATGCCGGCGATGTACTCCTTCCAACCACCTTGACTGGCCGAAGATGTCTCAATTTCGTCAGTCTGCACCATAATCTCGCATGACCGTGCACCGCCTACGGCCACATTGTTGATTGACAGTATCAGATCACGTCCATGTATTATTTCGCTCATATCTCGTTATATTAAACCAAGTCTTCTTAATGTTGATGTCGTAACAATCTCGCCGCGCCCCATGCGCCTGCTCGTGTTGTTCATGCCCAGGAATATTGTCTCGCCATCCACAAACGGCTGCATGGACTGCCCAGAATTGCGTTCGGCCAACTGTGACGCAAGGTTCCCGGCCTGAGCGCGGGTGAGCACCGTCTCGCCGCTCGTCAGCATGGCCGGGACGGCATCGTAACCGTAGTTGCCAGGGACGCGATAACCGCCAGCCGCATGAACCACGCCGCCGGTGTGTAATAGCCAGCCAATAAAAGGTGTCGCCTTAATGCCCGAAATGGTTGCTATGATGCTGACTACTGCCGATATGCCTGTCAGGATGCTCACGAGCGCTTGCATTACGCCGATGGTCTTCTGTATGCCCTCCGGTATCTCTATCCCTAACTGCTGCAAGCCTCCGACAATGCTGTTCATGCCGCCAGAGAGGCCAGACAGCAAGTCCACCCTCTCTCGAAGACTGTCCGA